TTGAGCGGCCAAGAACTGGCGGTACTTGAAAAGGTCCACCGTGGCGTTCAGCATCCACGAGGCGGCCGCCTGCGAGAGCCACCCCGGCCGCGCTTCGTCGATCGCGCGGAAAACCGCGTTGTTGGCGCGGTAGTTGATCTGCAGGCAGTCGAGCAAATAGCCGAACAGGAACGCGTCCGTTTCGGCGTCGAAGTCCTGCCCGAACACGCCGCCGGCCTCGCTGCTGTGCAGGTCGACGAGGTTCCAGACGCGGGCGGACTGCTCCCAGAGCTGCGCGTAACGCGGGTCCACGCCGATCTGTGGCCGGTCTTGATCGTCCCACGTAAAGGCGATCGAGAGCCGGCCGCGGGGATTGTCCACCGCGCGAAGCGTGGGCACGTGCCACGTCTGCCCTTGGGCATCCTCGATCGGATAGCCGCCGATCAGGGCGCGCCGCTCCAGGTCGGCCGGCGCGGGCGGTTCGTCCGGATCGTAGCCGAGCCAGGGAGGGGTGATCGGTGATCGGTGATCGGTGATCGGTGGGGAGGGGGTGGTGATCGGTGATCGGTGATCGGTGATCGGTGATCGCGTCTCCCGCCACCGCTGCCGCGTGGGGTCGTAGCCCGGTTTCTTGGGCACGTCGCCGCTGACCGGAATCGGGTACAGCAGCAGCCCGGGCTGCTCGCCCGGCCCGCGCTCGAGGTCCACGGCCAGGCACTGATCCGGCACCCGCCGCACATCGTCGAGGACTGCGTCCAGCCCGGCGTCGCGCAGCACGGGCCGGCGCAGTTCGTCCTGCAGGACCGCGTCAGCCTGCCGCAGTTTGGGCACAAACCACCAGACGGCTGTCATCGTTGCCTCGGGGGAACAAGAAATGGGACTGATGGGACGCATGGGAATTATGGGACCATGATTCCCATGCCTCCCATCATTCCCATCGCCTTGGCTACCCGCTGATCTCCAAGTCACACCGCGTAAAGCTGGTGTTCCGGTACGCCCAATTCTGGTTCGCGAAGGCGTCTTTCATCGTCGCGACTCGCCCGTCGCTCAGCTCGATTCGGTCGCCGGGCTTCATCTCGCGGACCAGCTCGTTCAGCAGACTGCCGGCCGCGGCGTAGGCCTTCTTGGCCCGCTCGCGGAGCGTGAGCAGCTTCTCGACCTTCATCCGCAGCACGATCTTCGGGTCGCGCGGTTCGACTGCCGGCGCGGCTTCCGTTTTTGCTTTGGCCATACGTCTCCTCAATCTCGTGGTTTGAACGTGGGCGTCTCTCGCCAGCTGACGCCTAATCTGCGCTTCACCCCCCGGACGATCTTCCGCGCGTCGCGCAAGCCGGCGTCGCTTGGCTCCTGGTCCGCGCGGGCGGCCAGCTCGACGATCTTCCGCCGGGCCGCCGGCGGCGAGAGATCCAAGGCCGCGGCGATCGCCACGGTCAGCAATTCTTCCAGCGGCCGGGCCCGCCGGCCGACCGTCAGCCGGCCGTGCATCCCGCAGCTGAAGGCCAGCCCGGCAGCCGCGCCGTCAATCCCGATCCGGATCTCGTGCTCGCCCGCCGGCAGATCCGGCGGCGGCCCCGCCGCCGCGGCGATCGCCGCCTCGACCAGCGGCCGGGATTGTGCGCCACACCAGGCCATGCGAAGTCCAATGGGAGTGATGGGAGGCATGGGACTGATGGGAGCATAATTCTCATGCTTCCCATCATTCCCATTTCTTTCAGTTCACGCTCCGACGATCCCCCGGATCCGCTCGCGCGCGTCGTCCGCCAGCTGCAGGTCCAACACGGCGCGGACTTGGGTGTCCTGCAACAGCCGGGCCTGCTCTTGCGCCGCCGCCGGCGCGATGCTCAGCTTGCGGGCAATCACCTTCCCGCAACTGATCCGATCGGCCGTGGTGATGGGCTGTGCCACCGCGGGCAGCGCCAACACGTCCGGCGCCGCGACGATCTCCGGGATTGCGGGCTCGTAATCGGTCGCCACCTCCGCCACCGGCGGCATGGGCATGGCGGCAACCGGACCATCGATGTCCGGTTTGGTTCGCGTGCGATGTTTGGCCATGAGTTCTCCGGGGGAATGGGACTGATGGGAATCATGGTGGCATACTTCCCCTGCCTCCCATCATTCCCATTATTTTCACGTCGTCGTCGTTGTCGTCGTTCCCGACGCAATCGCCTGCGCGACCGCCTTGCTGAACAGCGTGGCCGCCGTGTGCAGGTGGATCTCGATCGTCCCGGTGGACGGACTGCCGCCGGAGCGTTTCCACTTCAAGCTGCCCGTGGATGCCGACAGCTTGATGTGCTGTGCGTCGCCGTCCGCGTAGTTCAGCAGCGACGGCTTGCGGCGCCGCAGGTAGATCTGCAGATCGGTGACCGCGACGCCGTCGGCCGAGTAGCCGGCCACGGTGCGCAGGTCCAAGGTCTCGATGGTGATAACCGGCTTGACCTGCTTGATCGTCACGTAGGTCGGCACTTCCTCGCCGTCCGCCGCCACCTTTTCCACCTGGACGTTGTTCTGCCACTGCATCGACTTGACGCCGCTGATCTGGGCGCCGTTCACCCAGATCGGCCCCAGCGTCCACGGGGCCACCTGGGCGGCGGAGGCCGGGATCGCCTCGGCCGGCATCTGGATGATGGCGTTGGTACCGTTCCAAATCGGCACCACTTTCAGCGAGATGCGGGCCGCGTCGTCTTCTTGCCGCGCCTGGATGCTGTCCCAGTACAGCAGGGCGTTCTCCTGCAGCCGGTAGATCTGGTGCTTGGCCGTGTCGGAGACCGATTCGTGGATGCCCTGCGCCTTGTGTTCGCGGAAGAACAGGTCCACGTTGACCGCCGCCAGATCCGCCGCCAGGTCGGACTCCGTCATCAGGCCCAGGGCCGCGACGATGTCCAGCGTGTCCACCTGGTACTCCGGCGCGTGCAGCTTGTTGCCCGTGAAATTCGGGAACGCGGACCCCGCCGCCCACTGGGTCAAGTCCTCGAGCCCGTTGTCGACCGATTGCTCGCCCACGTGGCCGAGGTACGTGCTGTCTACGCGCAGCCCCGCCGGATTGAATAGCCTGCTGACCGTCATGTGTCATACCCCCTTGTGATCGGTGATCGGTGGTCGGTGATCGGTGATCGGTGATCGGTGCACAGTCACCACCGATTACCGATTACCGATCACCCTCTTCCCTCTATCGTCCCGTCGCCGTCGCTTGCTCTAAGTGCGCGGCCACCAGCGGCTCGACGACCTCCCCGAAAACCGTCTCCAGGACTTGCACCTCGTTGGGCACGACACGCGTCAATTCCTCGCCCAGGTTGGGCGCGTTCCGATGCCGCCGATCGGGTCGCATCTGGATGTACGCCGCCGTCGGCATCACCAGCGATACCCGCGTGGGAAACGCGCGCGGCACCTGAATCCGGCTCAGGTCCCGCCGCGTGTCGCCGGTCAGGACCATGTCCAGGAAGCCGGGCACGCCTTTTTTTTCCTTTCTGCGCCGATACGCCGCCGAACGCGGCTTATACCCATAGCGAGACCGCGCGTCGGCCGCGAAGTGCAGCATCTTGAAGTAGCGCTGCCAGGCCATGCCGACGGCGAACATGCCGGCCTTGGCCATCTCGCGCCACGAGCGGATGCCCACGCCGGAGGGTCGATCGGTTTTCTGGGAAAACACGGCCATGATTCGTCCCGTCGTAGAGCGGAATTCATTCCGCTCGGGCGTCGCGCACCGTGCCCGAGCGGAATGAATTCCGCTCTACGTTTGCCCCACGTGAAACCGCCAGCACGTCCACCAGGTATCCCGCGTGGGATCGTCCGGGTCGCGTTGCTCGCGCGGCGTCCGCTGCGGGGGGACGAGCATCTCGATCCGGTCGATCTTGATCGTGCTGTCCGTGCCGATCCGATCGGCACAGTTCGCGAACAGCTCGCCGACCCACTTCGCGAAGTACGCCTTCGACCGCTTGTGGGCGGCGCCTTCGCCCACGGCCGCCGCGTCGTTGTCCGCGTCCGGATCGACCGCTTGCTCGGTGTAGAAGACGTCGACCGCACCATTGGCCCAGGCGTTGGTGTGCGGAGTCAGCCAGACCAGCTCCGCCTCGACGATCACGAAAAACGGCCGCTCCGGAGCCAGGTCCGCGTCCTCAAACAGATCGAAGTAAACCCGCTCCTTGGCCTCGGTCTCGTCCGCAGCGCCCAGCCGGTCCACGGTGCTGTCCCATAGTTCGCCGGCGTCCGTGTCCGCGTTGCCCGGCGCGCCCACGATCAGGTCCTCGATCGCTTCCAGCCACTGGTCGATCATGCGTGCCTCAATGCGTCAGACTTGTCGGACCGGTCGGACTTGTCAGACTTTGCCCGCTGCCTGACGTTTCTGCGTCCGCCGCTCGAACACGCTGCGATGCCGGTTGCGCGTTTCACTGCCGTTGAATCGCCACAGAAACGCGCGGTCCTCGCCGGCCCGATACAGCCGCCAGCCGTGATCCAGCGTGCCGCTGACCGCATCCTTGGCGAAGCTGACCGACAGCGTTTCGATCACCGTGCCGGACTCTTCCCGCGTGGTGTACTTGCAGTGTGCGTCGCAGGCCACCTCGTCGCCGGCGTCGGTGCGCAGGGTCACACTCTCCGCAAACCAGTCCGTGTTCAGGAACACGTTGGTTTCCACGTGCGCCTGCAGATCGGCGAAGGTCATGCCGCCCTCCGCGTCTGCGAGGCTTCCTCGATCCACGCGTCGGGCATCTGTGCCAGCCGCATGTACGCCACCAGGTCAGACCGCAACACGCGCCGGGCTTTGCCCCCCGGCACGCGGTGCCCCTTGAGCCCGCCGGCCTGGTCCACGATCTTCGCCACCGTCCGGACGGAGACGCGCAGCAGCCGTGCCACGCACGTCACGCCCAATACCGGATCGTCCCCAATCAGCGGCAGGGCGCTAGCCCCCGTTTTGGAATCTGCTGACGTCATCCCGCGGCCCTCGACGTAAGAGCGTCTTGAACATGCCGCCGTCAGTCAGCACTGATTGCATCGGCATAATCCGCGCAGAGCGTTAGCGCCGCAAGGCCGATTTCTGCGCGCGGAGCCAAACCAGCGAATCGACGCGCAGCCCATCCAGCCCATAGTGCGACGGCGCACGCCCGGCAAGTTGCGCGGGAATAACTACCGGGTCGCCGAGCGGCGGATCCGGCTCCAGGCGCGTGGCCGGACGAACCAGCCACGCGTCCGGAGCTTCGCGCAGGATGTGCCCATAAATCGTGACCATGCGTGTGACTCCCTTTGGAATGGACACGCGAGGCCGGCTACCCGTCACCGATCACCGATTACCGATTACCGGTCACCGGTTAGGTCGTGGTGGTGGTCGTCACCGCCGTCGCCGCGTAGCTGATCCGCTTGACCGCGACCTCGATCTCCTGGACGAACAGGTGGGCCCAGTTGGTGCTGCTCGTCTTCACGATCTGCACGAACGGCTGCAACGGCCCGCTGGCGGCCGACAGCGTGAATTGGGTACTGCGGGCCACGTCGCGGAGCACGCCGTTGCTGTTCTCGATGCTCGCCAAGATCGCCTTGTAACCGCCTTCGTTGCCGCCCAGGCGGATGTCCTTCTTGAACATCCCGTCGCGGAAATTCAGGAAGTACGTTCGGAAGGTCAACCCGGCCGACATGCCCGTGGTCTTGTCGTCCTGGTCCGTGGTTCCGTCGTCCGATTCCACCACGACGGTGTTGTCGGCGAGGATCTTGAACCAGACGCCTTCGGCCGTGTTGTCCGGATCGTCTTGCGGCGAGCCGGCCAGGCCGAACGCGATCTGCGTGGCAGACGGCAGATCCGCGTCACAGGCGATGCGGAACTTGGCCCACTGCAGATCGGCGATGCGAAACGCGGCCGCGCCGTAGCTCAGCCGGTGGGCCTCCGCTTCGCTGGTGGCCGCCAGGCCCAGCGTCACGTAGCCGCCGCTGGACAGTGCCAACGCTTGCGGCGTGCCGGTGATGGCGCGGGTGAACTGCTTGTAAATCTCCATCGGTCCCCAGCGGTGGACCAGCACGTCGTTGTGTACGCTCTGCATTGCCTCGCCCTCTTCTGACAGTTGAAATCCGCTCCGTGTTCGCCGCGCCTCTCACCGCTCACCGATAACCGCTCACCGATTACCGATCACCGATAACCGGTCACCGGTCACCGCTCACCGATCACGCCCCGGCGTCGCGCACGTACGGCTGATAATTCAGCAGCGCGCTGCCCGCTTCCAAGTAGAAATCGAACGACTGGCACTGCGTGGCCGGATCGAAATAGGTCACACGCCGCCCGCCGGGCCCGGAGCCCTGCAAGAAGCTGTAGATGATTCCGACGACCAGCGGCGAGCGGCTGATCCCGTACCACACCGGATTGCCGGCCGACAACAGCGGCTCGTAGATCGGTTCCACGCGACCGTTGTATTGGTTGATGTCCGCGACTTGAGCCGCGACGATCCGATACTGCGGCAGGTAGTTCACCTCCGCCTCGTTGATGTGGGTGCTGCCGTACAGCGCCACGTCGTAGGTCAGCCCCGCCTCCAGCGAATCGCCAGGGATGGTCTGCTGAGCCAACCGCAGCCGGATGGCGTTGCTCTCGTCCACGTCCGGCCCGTCGCCGCTCGTGATGTCGTTGACGTGGCTCGCCTCGTTGAACAACGCCACGCTGTCGAACGGGCACGTGCTGTTGTTGATCAGGTGGTTGCAGACCAGCTCGTTGACCGTCCGCTCCGCGGCGATCTGGAACTGGACCAACATCCGGAGGAAGGTCGTCAGCTGATTCTGAATGACCATCCGCGCGGAGAGCTTCGCGCCCTTGCTGTACTGGTTGACCGCGATCCAGGCCGCCTGCTCGCTGAAGCTGGCTTGCCCGGGCGGGATCGTGTCCACGTGCTCGTCCAGCCTGGTCGAGCCGTAGAACTGCAGGATCTCCTGCGGGTTGAAGTTGAGCGCGTCGTCGTGCCGCGTCGCCCACCGCCAGTAGGTCACCGGCGCCACGTTGATCGCGTAATAGCTGGCCTGCTGAGCCACCAGGCCCATCAGGTTCGGAAAGCTGCCCGGCCCGTGGATCGGCGTGCTGGCCAGCAGGCCGCCCTCGATCCGCGGATGCCCGACGGCGAACGGCTGCAGGCGATCGCCGCCGGCCATGCGCAAGAATTCCACGGCCCACGCCTCGTCGGAGTTTTGAGGCGGCCGGCAATTCGCCAGCCGGCACGACTCCTGGGCAATCTGCAGGAAGGACATGCGCGCCAGGTCGCGGACCATGCGCGGATCGGCACCGACGGCCGCGTGCAACTGCCCGGCCTGGTTCTGGGCCTGCTCCTGGTTGCTGCCGGCGGCCGTCGCCGTGCGTGCCAGCTCGGGCCCGGCGCGCATCAGCATGGCCGCGGCGGCCGCCACGGTGAACTTGTCCAACGCGGCCGGCCCTGCCTCGATCCGGCCCACCGGCCGATTCGAACTTTGAGCCGCCGCCAGCACGCGCTCGCTGAACCGTTCCGCCGTGACGCTCGTATCACTGAGAGCGGCCGAGACGTCCGTCTCCGGGACGGCCAGACCCAGTTGTTCCGACAGCAGCACCGCCCGGCTGCGAATCGCCGCCTGCCGGCTGTTCTCGCCGGCGATCGCCCGCGCGACCTCGGCCTGTACGTCCACGGGGGCCGCGACGGGAGCCGGCTGGCTTGCGCCATCCGACCTCTGACCTCCGACCTCCGACCTCTGGTTTCCCCCCAACGCCGCCCGGATCTGCTTCTCCGCCGCGGTTTCGTCGGCCGGCACCGCTTCGCCCCGCGCGGTACACCAGACCCGCAGAGCCATCGCACACGCGGCGTCCTCGACGTCCATCGTCTCCAGGATCCCGGCCGTCAACATGATCGCCTTGAGCTTCGCGCTGAACTGCATCTGTCTCTCCTCCGTGATAGGGACGGCCCTCGTCCCGTCGATCGAAAATCCACCTTGTTCCGGCACGCCGCCCGTCGCCGCCGCCGCTTGACCGCCGAGCTTCTCCCGCAAGAACTCGTGCCAGTCCCGCACGCCGTCGATCATGCCGTGCTGTGCTGCCTCCTCGGCCATGTAGGTAAGCCCCTGGCCGAATCGCTCATTCACTACATCGGTTCCGATCCCGCGATTTCTCGCTAAGGCCGAAACGAATTGTTCGTATGCCGGCTGCAGCCAGGTCTCGACCAGCTTCGCCCGATCGGCGTCTGACAGCGGCCGCTCGCCGTAGCCGATCGCCTTGTCGGGCGGGATGCTGACCAGCGAGACCTTCACGCCGGCGTCGCTCAGCATCTGGGTCACGTCGTAATGAGCCCAGATCACGCCCACGCTGCCGACCTCCGTCGACCGCGTCGCGTAGACCTTGCCCGCCGCGGAGCCGATGAAGATGGCCGCCGAGCACATGAGCCCGTTGACCGCGAAGGCCGTAATCGGTTTCCGCGCGCGGCTGCGATAGATCAGGTCCGACAACTCCGCCGTGCCGCTCAGCAGCCCGCCCGGCGAGTTGATCCGGATCACGATCTCGCGGACCTCCGGATCGTCCAGCGCAGAGAGCAGCCGCATCGAGAACGCCTCGGTCGACGTCCCCCGTTCCCACCAGGGCAGCGTCGGAGCCAGCATCCCGTGGAGCGGCAGGATCGCCACGCCGTTGATCGTCACGGCCTCCGGAAATCGCTGCCCCTCCAGATCGTCCAGATCGTCCAGCCCATCCTCACCCGCGACGACAGGACGGACGTCCGTGTCCGCCGGTGCGCGTCCTGCGCCGCCCGCCGCCGCCCGCCGCGCGTAATGCGCGAGGTAGTCAGGATGCAGGGCCAGGGGCCCCGAAAAGAAGTCTTCCCACATGTTGCCCCTATCGGCCGCGCGGCAACACTCTCTACATACCTCCCCTACGTCCCATGCCTCCCATCATTTCTTCGACCGCCGCCGTCGTCGTCGTCTGCTGGGCCGCCTGCCCGCCCCCGGACGAAAAATCCCACACCACCCCCAGAGCCCGCGTCAGCTCCCCCTCGACCGCCAGCTGCCGGAGCACCGCCCGGTAATTCAGCCCGCGCAACGCACACTCCCGCCGCAACGTGCTCTGCCCCGTCCGGATCGCCATCGCCGCGGCCTGCAGGTCCTCGACCGGATTCAGCAGCCGGATCGGCGGCCCCACGACGTCGTAATCCTGGTATACCGCCAGCCGCCGGCCGTACTCCTCCGCCATCACGGTCTGGTACCGCCCCAGGGCCGCTTGCGTCCCGTCGTGGATCTTGCGCAACCGCCGGCCGACGTGCCGGCCGATCGCATTGGTCAGCGGCAGCGTGGCCTCGCGGTCGTCGTTGATCATCGCGCGCAGACTGGCGAACGAGGCCCCGGTCGGATTGCCCGTGTACCGGTGATACGACAGATTGCTGGCCATGCTCGCCCGGTTCAGCAGGAACCGGCTGAACGGCTCGACGTCCTTGTTCGGCCGCCGCGATTCGATCACCTGGACGTCCTCGTGACTCTCGGCTTTGACCCGCGCCACCGTCCCCGCCGTCAGACCGACCTCGGACAGATACGGCACGCCGTCGGCCTCGTTGTCGCCGTACGCCGCCGTCTCTCCCAGCGTCGCGTCCTCGGTATCGAAATCCACGGTCCCGTCGTCGTTCTCGCCCTCGCGAATCAGGATCGTCAGCCCGGCCGCCAACGCCGCCGACGTCAACTCGTGCCCCACCAGCCAATCTTCGTCGCGGGACGGTTGCATCAAAATGTTCGCGAACGAGATCCCGAAATCCTGCGAGGCCCGCGTCGTCAACGCCAGGTGGACGACCCGGTTGGCCGGTACCCGATTGCTCTGCAGCCGCGACGCAAAAACCATCGAGTCATACGGGTTGGCGTCGAACAGCCAATACCCGATCGGCTCGCCGTAGCCGTTGTACTCGATGCCGTGCTCGATCCGATTCACGCCCGGCGTCGCCGGCCGGTCCTTGCTGTCGTCCAGCTGCTCCGCCTCCAGCAGCTGCCACGACGTCGGGCACACGCCGTCCGGAGCCGGCCGCAGGACCTTCAGCCAGAGCGAGTTGCCCGCCCCGAACAAATCCCGCGCCGACGCCGCCTGCAGTTCCCACAGCGATCGCCGCCGGCTGCAGTCCGCGTACTCTTCCGCCCAACGTTCCCATTGCGAATCGCTCTCGTCCCCAAACCGAAACAGCGGATCGCTCAGAATCCGCCGTGCATTATTCCCCTGCGTCCCGTCACTCCCCTCGCCGCCCAACTCCGGCACTCCGGCGAAATACACCCCGATCCCCTCGCCCACCACCAGCTGGACCAGCAGCTCCACGGCCCGCTTGACCATGTACGTATTGTCGATCAGCCACCGGATCCGCCGCGTCAGCAAATCCCACGACTCGCGCACCGCCGCGTTGCCGCTGCGATGCGGCGGCTGAAAGTCGAAGTTGTGCTTGTGGATCGTGCCGCCCACAAAGTGCGGCGAATACGGTGCCGTCGCCTTCGCCCGCCGCCGCTGCACGGGAGCCCCGCCGCCCGCCATCGCATCCATGCTTCCCATGCCTCGCCTACCTCCCATCAGTACCTCCACGCCCGCACAAACCGCGATTTCGTGCCCCGGTTCACCCGTGCCAGTTCCCGCTCCAACGCCTCCCGGTGCTTGCGCAGCTCCGTCAGACTCAGCATCGCCGCCCGGTCCCCGCCGCCGCCGGCCTGCTGAAACTCGCTCACCCCGCCGTCGACGATCCGCGCAATCGTTACGTTGACCGCGTCCAGCTCCGTCTGAATCTCCGCCGCCGTCCGACTGGCCATAGTCGTGATCTCCTTCGCCCCCGGGCTCCAGTCCTTCGCCCCTGGGCTCGCCCCAGGGGTTCAACGGCTTCTGCCCTACTCCAACTATCGGCCCGCGGCAGGTGTTTTCCCGGAAAACAAACCGCTCACCGCGCCGACCGATTCACCGGCCCCGCCTTCCGCCCCGCCGGCCGCGCCGACCTGGACGCCCGCCCCGCCACGGCCGGCCGTGGCGTCTCCGCCGCCCGCTCGCCCCGGTCCCACTTGCTCGCGTCCCACCCCGGATTGCCCTTGATCTGGTCCACGAGCATCTGCGCTAACGCGATGTTGTAGACCTCGCAGTCCCAGAAGTCGTGCCCCAGGTGCGTGTCTTCCTCTTCCCACACCAGCCGCGGCCGGCCGTCCTTGCCCTTGACGTATTTCGGCGGCTCGTTGACCAGCTGCCGCAGATAGTGGGTGCCCGTCTCCAGCACGTTGCTCGGCAACAGCCAGGCCCCCGGCTTCAAATGGGAATCACTGCCGCGGAACCGATCAACCAGCAGCAGCCGGAACGGCGTGACCGCGATCGACCACAGCTCCTTGCCCCCCTCGTACACGACCGGCCCGCTGCCGTCGTCCTTCTCCCGGCGCGACTCCTTGACCACGCCCATCTTGTACCGCAACTCGTCAGACATGTTGCCGTCGCCCCGCAACTGCCGGATCCGCGGGCTGCGATTGTGAGCCCGCGTCCACTCGTGGACGTCGAGTGGCCGATAGTTGGAATCAATCCCTAGCAGTGCCACCTGCAGCCGCTCTCGCCCGCGCGGGTTGCGGCCCGCCACCGGAAACCATGCGTCCATCACCAGCTCATCCAGCCGAGCCAGGTCCGACTTGATCACGTCGCTCTCGTCTCCCTCGCGCCGTTCGATCGTCCACCAGTCCACCAGCCAACTCGACTGCTGATCGCCCCACCCGCGCACCACCGCGAACAACTCCCGCTCCTGGACGTCGACCGTCGCCGTCAAGAACCACACGTCCGCCGGCACCTGCCCCCGCGCATAGTGCGGCACCGCCAGCCGCCGCCCTAATTGTTCCCACTTCGGCAGCGCTCCCCGCGATTTGTGCGACCGGCCCAGCCAATTCTGCCACCAGTCCGGCACGCCGCCATCGCGCACGGCGCGGCAGTATTCCGCGACGATCGTCGCCAGCCCCACGTCCGAATGCACCGACCAGAGCGCGAACCCGAGATCCCGCGCCGACCGCTCCGGATTGCGCGTCAGCCACCGCCCCCCGCGCACCATCGCCGCCACGTCGGCCGGCTCGATCCGGCAGCCCTGCGTGCAGACGTAGTGGACCTGCTGCCGGGCCCGATCCGGATCCACCGTCCGCCCGTCGCGATCGGTCACACCCCCGAAGCCGCCGCGCCCCTCCCGCGCAAAGAATCGGAGTTCCTGCTCCGCGCCGCAGTGCGGACACCGCACCGCCCACCGCCGCCGCTGCCGCTCCGGTTCTTGCTCGATCGTGTCGATCCGCGACACCTCCGGCACCGGCGTCGTCTCCGCCAGGATCAGATACCGTGGAAATGCCTTGACGCGTTGCTTCGCCGCCTCGATCGGATCACCGCCGCCGCCACGCCCCGAGTCGTAGACGTCGATCTCGGTCAAGAAGACGTACTTGCACCGACGCCCGCGCATCCGCTGCCGAGATCCGGACCAGGCCAGATACACGCGCATGCCCTCGATCTGCAGGTAGCGCATGTTCCACCGCCCCTCCGGCGGAATCCGCAGCCCCGACGCCTCCGCCAGCCGGTACAGCCGCTCCCGAAATTCGCGCGCGTCGTCCTGGGTCGGCAACACGACGAGAGCCGCGGCCGGCGAGTTGGCCGCCAGATAACAGATGGCCGCACACAGCAGCAGCGTCTTGCCGAGCTGAGTGCTGGCGACGATCGCGATCGTCCGCGTCGTCGGGTCGCCGATCGCGTCGAGAATCTCCCGGAACCACGGCCGGCCGTCGAGGTCGTAACGCCCCTTGGCCGCCTCCAGATCCGACAGCAGCACGTGCGCCGCCACCCAATCCGCGGGCGCCACTCGCGGCCGTGGCCGCCACGACTCACGCCACCTTGCGCGCAGCCGGCGCATGGCCGGCTGGTGTGGTTTCCTCGTCCTCAGTCGGATCGGTGTCGCCCTCATTCAACCGTGCCAATTCTTCGAAAGCCGTATCGACGAGCTTCGTCACTACCGCATGAATCGTCTTTCGCCGGCCTTCGTCGACACCTTCCAGATGCGACAACACCTCGTCCGGGATCGCCTCCATAATCGCCCGCGAGTTGGCCACGCACGTCGCTTCCCACGCCGCCACCTCGTCGACGTCCGCAAGCCGTTCGAGCTGTTCGAGCTTCTCGCGCTCCTTGATCTCCAGATCCAGCTCCAACAGCCGCTCTCGCTGGTCCCTCGCCGGCGCGCCTCGGACGTGCGCCGCAATCCACGTGCGACAGACCTCGACCTCGAATCGTCCGTCCCGCCGCCCAGCCCTCGCCGGCTTCCCAGGCATCCCTCGCGCCGCGTACTGTTTCAGCGTCCGCTCGGGATCCGCGCACTGCAGCGGCAGCCGCTCCGCCAGTTCCCGGTAGGTCCGTGCGATCTCGACCTCCGGCCGCTCCCAACACTCGCGGACCAGCCGCCCCACGTCGACGACTTTGCCCCACCGCGCAGCGACTCGCTTAGCCGTCGCCCCGACCCAACTCGCGACGACTTTCGGCGCGATTCGACGCGTGCCCTCTTCTCGCTTGGCCATACTCGCCTAATCGAGCGACGCGAAACATGATGATGATGATATTTCCATCCCCCCGCGCCCAAACCACGCCAAACATTAAGCCGCGCGCTCTCAGGGTTCAGGGCAAAAAGGACCCCTTGGGGGGGGGCCTACGCATCAGACTTTCCGGGCCGGAAAAGCAGGTCAACGGCGTGGGTTCGCGGCACAATCCGCGGATCGATGTAGCGCTCTGTTACGGAGCGACGGGAGTGTCCGAGCAGCTCGGTTGCGTCGCCGCCCGCGGCTTCGAAATTGCTGGCCACCGTGCGGCGGAGACGGTGAAATTTCGAACGGCGATCGGCCGGGAGGCCGGCACGTTTGAGGATGCGCGCGTACTTAGTCCACAGGTAGTTGGCGCAGTACGGCCACTCGAAGACATGCTTGACGGGCCGGCGAATCTGGCGCAACACCTCCACGGTGTCTTCAGCCAGGCGGTAGAGCCGATCGGCGCGGCGGCCTTTGCGCGACTCGGCACGGCAGAGAGCCCATCGGCCTACTAGATCGACGTCGGACCATTGCAAACCCATCAAAGCGCCGATCCTTTCGGCCGTGTCCCAGCCCACCAGGTGCAGACCCTGCCACCACAGTGACGCCGGGATCGACGCGATTAAACCGCTCTCCTGCTTGATCGCCGCAAACAGTCGAAAGACCTCTGGCTGCGTCCACGCTTGCGGTACTCGGGTTGGTTCCACGTCCGGATCGACGTCAGGCCACTCGTCGACGAACCGCTTGCGGGCTGCAAATCGCCAGATAGCCAGTAGGTTGTTCCGCTCCTTATTTACGCTGGCTGCTGCCCTGGGAAGGGCGCGGAACCAGTTTAGGAAGCGGTTGACCTGGTCGTCCGCAAAGTCCTGCAGGGTCGCGACGCGGCCGAGGAAATCGGCGTAGTGGCGGATCGTCGTCTGGTACAGCCTGCGCGTGTGTTCGGATCTCGACCTAAGTTTAAGTGGTTCGTAATAGTCCCGATAGAAGTCCGGCAGTGTTAGCGAGGTGATCACGTGCGCGTCTCCGGATGGTAATCAAGCGTAGCTTATGGAAACCATCCTTGACGGGCGTCTTGCGGTCCTCGGTTACCGCTGCAGAGGGATAGGCTTTTGGAGAAGTGCCCTCCGCTCAAATTGGGTCTGCAGCCGGTAGGCGGACGTCGTGGCCGGCGCAGTTTTAGGGTAGTTCGAGGATTTCGCGATTCCAGCAGAAAAGCCGGAAAAATGTGGGTTCGAGAAAATGGAGGCGGGACATGTCGGCGGGCGAGGGTGCGCGGTTGATGCCGGGAACTGGGGCGGCGAAGCCGGCGGTTGGGCGGCCGGCAGGGGTGCGCGATGAGGAGTGGCGGAATCGGGTCATCTCGCTGCTGGTGCAGGTCCACGGCGTGGGGCTGATGGGCGTGGCGGCGGTGCTGTTGGTGGCAAGCTGTTTGTCCGCGGATTTCGGCGTCGTGTTTTTTGCCGGCGCGGTTGTGTTCGGGTTGTGGGGTTTCGTGCGGATGATCACCGCGCCCGAATGGCGCGTGCGCCCGCTGGCCCAGGACGAACTGATTCACCCAGCCAATCGGCCGAAAGTGGACGGCGGCAGCAAAATCTGAATGGCCGAGGCTGAATTTTGAAAGGGAAAACTTCCATGCCGAGAAACGTTCGCTATACTAGGGGCATGAGCAAGACGCAACTCTTCGTCGCCAACGTCAATGCCCTGATCGACGCCGGCGATGTCTCTATCTCGGAAATCGCGCGACGGGCGGAAATCAACCGCGTCGGACTGAGCCGGCTACTCAATGGCATTCAGCCGGGCTTGACCGTCGACACGGCCGAGAAGATCGCCGAGGCGGTAGGCGTGTCTTTGGACGAGCTGTTGGCCGGGCCGATCGAGGTCGGTGCCGTGGCGTAAATCGACGCTGTTCGAGTTGCTCAGGGGTCTTGGCCATGCCACGGTTTCCGCTCAGGATTCCCGTCCCGCCGTATTCTGGCGCCAACGAGTCCCGCCGGCAAAAGTATCTGGACGCCGTCGGCCTCGCCCGACGCATCGAGGAGTACATCAACGGGCGTCAGGAAAGCGGCAGATCCAAGCAGATGTTCCCGTACTCCTCCATCGCGCACGACTTGGGCGTGGTCAAAGAAGAGGTGCGCAAACTTCTGCAACCGGTGGGGCATGGCCGCAACGGCATCACGATGGATTCAGGGGCCGTTGACGACGGTGATTTGGACTGAGCGTTTCAGTTTGCTTGCCCTGGACGGTTCCGCGCGGAAGAGTTTTCGTACCCTGGCCCATTCACGTTGTTCCGCACGGCTTGAATCCGTCTCGAAGACGTTCACCTGGTAGCCGAGCTTTTGCAGGCATTCTTCCAAAGCTGCGGACACGTAGGTCTTTCCCGATTGGATGGGTCCCGTGACGGTGACCTGGATTTGGCCGGCAAGCAGGCATTCATCCACGGGGATCGGATGGCACGTCATAACGCATTCCTTTCTGGCCGCAGTATAGCAGCTTCTCGCGGCGGAAAATTCTCGAAACTTTCTGCGGCTTGCTGTTGACAGGCTGTATAGTGTGCTCTACAGCCTTACTCCGCTGACCTACGGTCGGTGGCGATTTCTGGCCGCTGCTGAGCGGCGACCCGTGATCGTCTTGGTCATGGGGATGCGGTCCTGGGGAAGAAAACCGTTCGCAGTCCAGGAATAACACTTGATAACCCTACTCCTATAGGATAGAATCGGAGGCAAGAGGGAAGACGATGCTGCACAAGCGATTTCAGCGAAGACTGAAGGAAGCGCGGACCGAACTGGGTGTCACGCAAGCGGAGATGGCTCGACGGCTGGCCATCAGCCAGCCGGCTTATGCCGACATCGAGACGGGGCGGAGTGAACCGCGACTCAGCACGATCGAACGGATCGCTACGGTCCTAGGAGTCGAGGCAGGAGATCTGATCTCGCGTGAAAAAATTCCGGCCTAATAACCTTCTTCCTATTGACAGGGCTATAACACTTGTCCTATATTTTCGTCGCTGACCTACGGTCGGTGGCGATTTCTGGCCGCTGCTGAGCGGCGACCCGTGATCGTCTTGGTCATGGGGATGCGGTCCTGGGGAAGGGACGCCTGGCGGGCT